GTTTTATAAAAATAGGGAAACTCTCGTTTCCCTTGGGACCGACTTACGTCAGTTGCTCCACCACCTTGTTATTTGACACAAGGAAACTAGTTATTTCATATTAACCATCACACCATTCGAGTTCCCAAGAACTGTTGATGGTAGACTTCCATCCCACTTTTGAATTTTCAAATATTCAACATATAGAGGTGTCAATTGTTGTTGCTTTATTTTGAACGCTTCCGCTTCAGCCTTTGCCCCGATAACTAATTGAGCACTATCACCTTTAGCAACTGCTATTTTTCTATCCGCTTCAGCTTCAGCAACTTTCTTTTGGTTTTCCGCAACCTGTACTTCTTGTATTGCTTGTGTCTTATCTATTATTGATTTTTGTAATTCTTCAGGAGGTGTTATGTTTGTCCTTAATTGAGAAATAACAAACCATTTAGACACACGTTTATTACATTCTTGAATTATTGCCGCTTCAAATTGTTCTCTATTATTGAAAATCGAATCAACATTCCATTTATTTGCCACGTCATTCACTGAACCAACAATTGCTGTCATTAACCATCCTTGTTCAACTTCCTTAATTGGTAGTCGTAAATTTACAAACATATCACCAACAGCATTTGGAACTAATGAGTAGTTAAATGATGGTTTAATTGTTGCGTTAAACCCACCTTTTGTAATAACCGATTGAGCCCCATAATCAATATGTTGTTGATATGTTGGGAATTCGAACAGATTTTCTGTCCAAGTATTATATACAACCCAACCTGTTTTGTATGTATAATCAGAAACACCACGTTCATTACCAACCAAATTAACCTTGATACCAATATGTCCAGCGTCAACACGTTCAAGTTTATAAGGTTGAATAATTGATACTAAAATTGATAATAATAATATACTAATCGGTGTAATCAGCCATTTTGGGTTAAAATCCTCTTCAGTACCTGAACGAGTTTGTGTTACTTTAATCATGTCCGATTTTGTAGAAATTGTAACAATAGCTGCAGAAACCAACCCTAAAATAAAAATTGAAAGTCCAATCATTGTTTGTTTTTTTTATTGTTTATTAAATTGTTTACAGAATATTTTAAAAGAATCATAAATACCCACCCATAAATGAATGAGACTGACCCTGTGATTAATAATGGAACTTCTCGATTAATACAATACTCGGCAAATAGTCCGAATGTTACTAGTAAAATAATCCAAAAAAATACGATTTTAATAATGTTATTCATATTTCAAGTTTAAACATTTTTTGATAAAGTGTCAACTTGTACTGTGTTATTTTTTTCATTTGTATTACCCATATTGGAACATCCTCTACCTAAAATAATACCAATCATTAGGATAAACGCAATGAATATAAAAAAAATAAATCTAACGAAATTAATAATGTTTTTGAATAAAACATACAAAATAATTGCAATTAAAATAATTGAGAATCCCATATTTTTTTATTTAGTGATTAAAGATTCTATTTTACTTTTCATGTGGTCAGCAAGTTGATAATTTTCAACAGGTGATGTAGAAATAATAGATTCTGTTAAATGTTTGAAGGGAACATGAATTAAAAAATCATATCCATTGAAAAATGTCAAATCGTTTTTCAGTTCCAAACAACCCTGAACCATTTTTAGAAACAACTTAAATTGTGTTGAATCAACAAATGTTTCATTCAGAAGGACTCCAAACTTTTCGTGTTGGATTTTGATATTGTATGTAATATTCTTAATCATAAGACAAAGATACTAATAAGTTTTGACATTTCCAAATAAATTATACAGGAAGTTGAACTTTATTTAGTAATTGACTTGAAACATGGGTGTATATTTGCGTTGTTTTTACACTTGAATGACCTAGAATCTTCTGTATAATGACTAAATCAGCACCTTTTTCTAAAAGATTGGTCGCACAACTATGTCTAAGTGTGTGAATATGGCCATGGTTTTCAATGTATTTTTTGTATATCTTCTGGCAGCTACCGATTGAATATTGGGTAGTAGTTTGTCCATTGAAAAGATACTCTTTTGGTCTGTATTGTTTGAAATAATCTCTAAGTAAACCCAGAACTACTGGTGATAGAGGAACTATTCTATCTTTTCTACCTTTAGCGTTTTTGATATTAATTAACATTCTTTTGGAATCGATGTCTTCAATCTTTAAATTGGTGATTTCAGACACTCTAAGACCAACCGAGTATGTTAAAGTTAGGATTGCCTTGTGTTTAAGGTTTTCAATCTTATTTAATCTTTCTTTTATAAACTCACCATCAATAACTCTGGGTAGTTTTTTCTCAGATTTTGGTCTTTTGAAAGAAACCTTATCGTATTTCTTATTCAATCCAAATTTGTATAGGAATCTAATAGCGTTAATGACTTGGTTTTGTTGAGAGATAGAGGTGAATTTATAGTTATCCAAGTAAGACTGAAAGTCATGTGAATTGCAATGAATAATCTGTTTCTCACCAATTGAATCGAGAAAATCTTTTATGTGGTGCATATAATTTTCTTTTGTTCTTGGTGAGTAGTTTAAATATATAAACTTTTGTTCACAAATCTTTATAATTTTCTGGTTCAAAGTATTGATTTTAAATGGGTTAGACCATAGGTGTGTATATATAATAGTTATAAAACATAAAATTATTTAGGTATCCAAAACCCTTGAACTGTCTGTTTTACTTCAATAAATACTATTCCATTTGCTGTTCTTATCCACATAATTTTACGATTTTATAACAAGGTATATGTGAAATACCTCGTAAAGTTTTTACTAATTATTTAAGTTCTGTGGTAAGGTACTTCACATATACCCAACCGTTAGCGGAAACCGTAAGGACACCGCTCAAAATTCAGGATTAAGTGATACATCATTCGTTAAAACCATTACAGCGTGAACCATATCCATCATTGCTTTATAGGTATTATCTTGACTACCTGCACACGGAATTGCCAATGTTTGAATAGCAACAGCATCCTTTCGTGCTTTTTCTTTAAATGCGTGGTTTCTTATTCTTGAAGTGCCTTTTATTGGCAACCAATCACGCTGACATACATTGTGAGTTCCTCCAGAATAATCACCTTCTAAAAGTAATTTATCTTCTGTAATTCCAACCACTTTTAATGGTTCATTGTGTTCATAAACAGAACGATGATAGACTATATCGCCAATCCTGAAAGAACGGCTATCCGCTAACATCGGTTTGGCAAAATTGCCGTTTTGTGCTTCTTTTGACATTTTATCTAAATTTTAAAGTTTGTACTACTATCGAAGTTTTGTGTTCGGCAACTTCGCCAAGCCGAGAACCGTTATAAAACATTAAAACGATTTTATAACAAAAGATATATGAAATGGGAGGTGGGAGTCGAACCCACTATCTCCACTACTCACACTTATACCATAGTTCTCCTGAGGAATCGAACCTCCTTGATGCTCCCACTTCATATATCTTCAACCGTTATACTCAATTTTTATTAGATGATTCCAAAATTGTTTTAATAACATAATCCCATTGATTTGTTTCAGTGATGTGTTTTATTTTATTTTCTGAGAAACTACTAACTTGTCTCAAACCATCATTGTTAGTGATTGTAATTGTCATAATTTTTTCCATATCTTTTCTTTTTTTACAAATATACTAATAAAAACTGAATATAACAAATGATAAACAACATTAAAACGATTGTTTATCATCGGACGTTATAAAACATTAAAACGATTTTATAACAAAAGATATATGAAATGGGAGGTGGGAGTCGAACCCACTATCTCCACTACTCACACTTATACCATAGTTCTCCTGAGGAATCGAACCTCCTTGATGCTCCCACTTCATATATCTTCAACCGTTATAGGCAAATTAAATTTTTATATCCGCCTCACGAATAATCAAAGTGCCACTACCTTCTGTCGGTTCTTCATCTACTTCATAAACACTAAAATCACTTCCACAACAACTGCAAGTAACATTGTGTGGGTTTGTCCCAAATCGGTTTTCAAAGTATTCAGTTGCTTCATCTTCTGGAAGCTCAATGTAAATTGTTGTCCAATCGGTTTTTTCTGAACCGCCAGAACTCATATCAAAGAATTTTGTCCACATAAAATAAAAATTTAATCAGCCTATAACATACGCTATACAAAAGTGGGGCTGTGTGCCAAATTTGAATAGTTGTGCTTCTAATTTGCTTTTGTTCGGTAAGCAAGGTTTGTGCATCTTTATCCCCACCTTCGTATAGCGTCAGCCGTTAGGTTCAATTAAATTATTGTTTTGGATTTGTTTTATTTTTATCAAACCACTCATCTAAAGTCAATACATACTCATCTATGTTTTTGATATAATCTTCTTCAAATATAGTTCCTTCCTCAATTTGAAATTCATACACAGATGTTATTCCTAATTTATCCAAAACCATAGGATTTTCTAAAACATCAAATATGAATTTTTCTTTAGATTCATATTCAAATGGTATGTTCCATTCCCAACACTCAGGTTCAGAACAATAAGTGTAATCAAAAACTAACTTTTCCATATTTTTATTTTTTTTAATCAGTAAAACAATAATTTAACTAAACCTAACAAATGATAAACAACATTAAAACGATTGTTTATCATCGGACGTTATAAGCCATTTTAAGAATCGTACCCAAAACAGAAAACAACCGCTTTAGTGTTCTCTAATTTTTTAGGATTTAATTGAGTGTTCTCTCTAACGCTCAAAGTGTATTCATCTACTTCATTGTATGTAGTTCCCCAATATTCAACACTACCAGCAACACGAACTTCAATGTTTCCGTGTTCTTTTTTGTATTCTTCAAGTTTGGCTATTACTTCATCTATTTTCATAATTATAGTTTTGTGAAGAAAAACGGCTTATAACAGCACATACCCAAAAGAGGGGCTTTAGTGCTTATATTAACATTTTTACTTCGATTAAACATTTGTGATTATATTAAATTTTGTGCTTCGTAATCCCCTCCTTCGGGTATCTGCAAAACGTTATAAGCAAGTTTTTGGCTAAGAGGCAGCCTATTCTAACTGCGACCTTTTTACCGAGTTTACGGTAACTCTCCCGTTTAGGTTAAGCCAAAAACCAGACTTATAACAAAGTATATAAGTAAGTGGCTTTTAACTAGTTTACCACTATCGGCATTTACTTTCTCATAGTCCGTAGTACTCCGTCTATAAGCAATAAGAAGTAAGCCACCTACTTATATACTCAGCCGTTAGCGGTCATTGCTAAGAACCTTCTTCGCAATTTGTTTGCAACCCCATATAGCTTTTGCCATTAAACGGTATTGATTATCTGTTATAGTTTTTGTATCAGCTATTTGTTCTTGATACTTTTGAAATTCTTCCAACAATTCATTAAGCAACGAACCGCTAACATCGGTTTTGCGTAATGCCTGCTTTTTTGCTAATTCTGTACTTTCGTTTTTCATTTGAACTTTTGTTTAAAATTTGAGCGTTAGTAATTCTATTACGGCACTAACGCAAAGCCGAGAACCGTTAGAAAAAATTAGAGTTGGAAACTTTCAGCGTTTTACAGAACTAGTCCAACCTGAACTCTAACTATTTCTAACAACAAATATAAGAAATAAATTTTTAAATAAAAAATTTTAAAGGTAAAATTTACTTCTCATATTTGCAACCGTTAGCAACAATATTACCCGACTAACGAAAGAATTTCAATTGCTTTATATAATTCTTCTAATAACCTTTCATTTCTTACTATTGTATCCCAATCTTTAGGTTCTTTATTTATTGCAATTGAAAATTCTTCTTTAAGTTTATCTCTTTCTATTCTTAACAATTCTAATGCGTGTTCCATATAAATACTGTTGCTAACATTGGTTTTACGCAAGTGGGGGTTAGCGTTTAAACCCATCTTACGTGCTTTTAATAATCTTTTGTGCAGGTTGAAAATTTAGTGCTATTTAGCCCCACCTACGTAAAGCCAAATAACGTTATGTGTCATTGCCTCTCGTTCCAAACAGCAATAGCTTCATTTTTATCTTCTTCCCACCAATCAAGTGAGTGTCCTTTTTGTTTACAGTT